AGCAGGTGTAGTTGGTAATCCACCTGTGACTAAAACTGGGTCACCTACATTATAACCCGAACCACCCTCCAAGAGTGTAATTGTACTCAGAGGTGAAACTGTAATCGAACCAATTCGTATGAGTGTTACACCGTCATCAGCAATAATGTCAGTTACGATTTCTTCAGTATTGAGAAATGTACCAAGTCTCGTTGCATCATCAATATACAATTCAACTGATGTTTGTGTACCAATTAGTCGTGGAACTGCTCTCTCAATAATTGCAGTCGCACCAGAAGATTGACCGGTAAGTTTTCGATTTATAAGTAAGTCTTCATTGAAATTATCATAGTATACTTTTATATCAGCACCACTTGTTGGTGCAATATTGAAAATAATTTTTTTCGATTCTCTACGAACAAAGAATCCAGATGTAATTTCTACATCATCAACGAAGACAGATACTTCTTCTTGGCCGACTTGTTGTGCTAAGAGAAATGTGGTTGTAGTTCCGTTACCAGTATAAAAAGAAAAAATATTTGTGTCAACTCGCAACACATTTTCTTGAACCCAATCACCAGCTGATGCACGAAGAATATTATTTCTTGGAAAAGTAAGTTGAACTTCTTCATTATAAAGAAGGCGAAAAAGAAACTCATATGATTTGATATTACCTCTCGATAGATAAAGAGGTAAAACATTTTTGATAAGAAATGCTTTATCAGAAATTGCCTCTTGTGGAATCAGAGAAGCAAAATTGTTGATAAAACTTTCTTCAAATTCATCAATCGAAACATCAACATCTGAAACATTTCTCAGAAGTTTGCCTTTTGATGTTAGGTCATTATTTTGTACACCTTGTTCTTGTTCAAGAAATTCATAATATGCTTCAAGAAAAGAAATAAATGCTGGGTGTTGTTCCCGTACAAATTCAGGAACTTGACCTTCAACAAGTAGTGAGGTTTTCAAATCTGTTGTCATTAGGTTCTTATTGTTTCAACTTCTGTAATGATAGATGTTGAATCTGCTTCATCAATTGTAAGTATGGTATTTCTTGTTGATTCAATCACAGTATCTTCTGCTTCAACTGTAAAATAAATCAAACCGTCAGCAGTTAGAACAGACAAAATGTTCAAGTCGTTGATTTCAATAACACCCGTATCATAATTGATTGAACCTACATTTGAGTTGATGATTTGTCGATTTGCATTTACATCATAGAAAATAACTCGTAAAGTACCAATTCTTGAATCAATCAAAGGCACAGCCAATGCAGAGAAACCGTCACCAGTAATTGTGACTGTGGCTCGTGTGTAATCAACACCACGATTTGTCATTCGAATCGAAACAATTCGACCACTTTGAATAACTGCTTTTGCCGTAGCACCAGAACCGTCACCAGTAATTGTAACTGTTGCGGTAGTGTATCCATAACCAGCATTCAGAACACTAATTGATGAAACACCAGTAAATGATTGTGGTGTTTCTTCAATGATTGCTGTTCGAATCACACCTGTTGTATCTGTTGTTCTAAATTCGGAAGTTGTCAATTTGTTTAGAACTGTGCCTCTTTTGAGTGGCACATTGAAATTGACCGTGTAGTTTGATGCTGTACTAAGTGTTGGTATAACTCTTCTCTGCAAACGAACCGATGTTTCAGAACCAACAATAGCATTTGAATCAACACCATCAATTTCATCTTGCAATCTTGAAAGTGAGAATGTACTATTGAATTTGTTTAGATTTGTATTTCGATAAAGAAGAATTGCATTTCTTATTTGATTTTGAAAAGTTCCAACCGTTGCTGTTGTTTTCTTTGGATCGTATTTGACTGTTGTATTCAAAAGAATATAAAGAAACTCTGGATCACGAATCTCAGAACTTACAGAAAGAATTGCTTTTGGTGTAATGATTTCGTCAATGATTCTTTGTTTTTCGGTCTCAGAAATGTAGTAATTTGTTTTTGGCTTGAGTGAGATAAAAACTTTACCATAAACTGGCGGGTCTTCATCTTCACCACCCCAAATTGAAAGTGAATCAATACTAGGATAATTTCGCCGAATGTATGACTCATAATCTTTCTTTGTTACCAAACGATTCTGTGTAACATATTGAAGTGGTGCTGAGAACTTGATTTCATCGACCGACTCACGAGCTGCACCACCAGCTGCAACATCATCCACATCAATATCAAAATCAGTTAGAGATTCACCTATAGAATCTGTCAGAGTTTGTCTTGCAACAAAACCATCTGCTTTTTGTGCAGCAGCACCGTTCGTCACAAGATATGTGACCGAAACAATAGCACCATCTGGTATTTTTTTACCAATAATATCAGAACCAAAATAAATTTGATATTGATTGTTTCTTGTTTCTTGTAAAAAGAAAACTTCTGAGGTTGCACTTACATCTAAGAGTTCTGTAAATCTTGAATAAGTTGTTGCTGCACTATTTGAACTTGACTCTGTTACTGTTACTTTGATTGTAGAAGTATCAACATTCTCATCTGGCAAAGTAAAGATTTGTTTTGGATTTGTTTGGTCTGAATGTGTAAAATTATAAGTTATCAATTGACCTTCATAGATTTCTAGGTTCTCAAAGACAAACTGACTATTAGCTTTTGTAACTGTCGTATCATTCAGAACCACAAAGTTATATGAGACACCATCAATTTGATTTGCAAGAAAAGAATATCCAGATGGGATTGTAAGTGTTGAGGTCGTTGAAGAACTTGAATTGGCAGTAAAATTGACTACAGCCACCGGCGCAGTCGTTGAATATGGCGTATACCCAAAAGTCTTAGCGTGAGAGACAACTGAATCTCGCAATAGAGCAGAATCAAGAAATGCCTCATTAGCCACCATGTTTAGATAGTAGGCATTATAGTGTGTATTGTAAGCGAGAATATCCAACAATACACTTAGACCTGAACCATCAAAGTCGTAATCGGTGAACTGACTTTGTTGTTGTAAAAATGATTTTAGATTGGTCTTGATTGTATCAAAATCAAGCTCTGTAACTCGTAGTCTGTCTGCCATCTTATCTAATTCGTTCTAAAAAGAAGTTTATTGTGACTGGATTCGGATTGTTGATGAGAAAGAATTCAACTTGAACACTATATCTGTTCTCATCTGGTGTTGGTTTTGCGATGACTTTTGAAATGTCTGCTCTAGGCTCAAAGTTTCGCACAACCTCTGTAATTTCTCTTTCAATTTGTGCCGCTGTAATTGCATCGATTGGTTCAAACAACATCCGGCGCAAATTACTACCAAGTTCTGGTTGAAATGGTCTCTCATAATGTTGAGTAAAAACCAAATTCTTGATAGAATTGATAATGGCATACTCATTCGAAAAAGAACTTACATCTTTTCGAATTGGGTGTAGTGTAAAATTCAGGTCTAAGTCACGAAAAGACCTTAGGGTAGGTACATCGACTGAATTGAGTGTAGTTGTTGTTGCCATGTTTTATTTATCTCAATCTCCGATAATAACTGTACCTGAACCAGTTTGAATTGCATTTGGTCCTGAGACTTCATCATCATTATCCGTGTCACCAATTCTAGCTGCACCTTGAGTTCCGTTGTTGAGATTGATGTTTGGAGCATTGAGTTTCATATTACCTTGATTTGATGTGGCACCAATCTGCATTTCACCACCAGAAGTTACAGTATGTGTTCCTCTTGTTCTTTGCACAAAATTACCATTGACTTGTAATGTCATATTGCCTTGAACTGCCTGTGCAAGATTTCCTCGTATCGCTAAGACAGCGTTTCCTTCAACTTCAGCATCTAAGTTTCCACGAACAAGTGCCGTGGCATTACCTTCAACCTCAGCATCTAAGTTACCACGCACAAGGCCTGTCACATTTCCAAGAATCTCTGCATCGACATTACCAACGACATAGGCATCGACACTACCACCAACATCTGCTGTCACATTTTTGTCGACTCTCATATAGGCATTCTTTTGCACATAAACCTCTGCGTCACCTTGAACTGTAATACGACAACTGCCCATAATATGAACATAGTCATCGCCCATCACAATTTCATAATTATTTTTTGTGACTTTTTCTACTTTATCACCGTTCGGAAACATTTCTTGAAAAGAACCATTTCGATGTGCTAAATGTATTCTTTCTTTTCCTGGTGTATCATCAAACTCAAGTATGTGACCAGATTCGGTCTCCATAACATTGTTGTATGGATATACTGGATTATAAGCTGTGTTTGGTTCAGTCCAATCTCTTACTCGAAGGCCTGTTCGACTGTATTCAGATGGAAAACCTTGTTCATCTGTAGCAATTTCGTCTGCTGCAACTAAACGATTTGATGACTCTTGTTTCAGAACTCTATCAGGTAAAACATCACCAGCTCGAGATTCGGCAGCTGGTTCTGGTATGTCTGTTGGATTTAGTTGCTCTGCTTCATCTTTTGTATACTTTACTGTATTATAAACACGAACTCTTTTATCTGTTGTGCTTCGGCGTTCATTGATAAATGTGTTTTCAATTGTTTCATTTCTTGCTAATCTAGATGTTGTAGGTTCATCTAGTCGAAACGGATAAGTTGTTGCTGCACTTCTTTCTTGAATCGCAATACCTGTACCATCGATATTGTATGTTTTTCCTGCTGGTGTTCTTGGTGAGTTTTGAAGTTCAGTAGCAGACCTTGCATCATTGAAAGGCTTCTTACTATCACCTGCGGCCAAAGGAATACTTGGTACTGCACCCATGATAATTGGTTCTTGTGCATTTTCTCCATCAACAAAGAAACCAAAAACCATGTCGCCTTCTTTTGGTGCATAGGTGTGAACATGATTGGTTGGCAACGATGGCATTGCCCAAGGTAGAAAATCTGTAGGTAGAAGTGCTTTATCTTCAGCGTGCCAACCTACACATCTTACTCGACAACGGCCAAGCTTGAGTGGGTCGTTTCGTGATTCAACAATTCCAAACCACCAAATAAAACCATTTCTACCAGCAAAATCTTTATTTTCATCAAGCATAACTTAGAGCCTGTGCAGTTTGATTTGGATTTGAAACAGGTATTACATCATTGTCACTTGATGTTGTCGCAACCTCGATGATTGTTTCATGTTTATCATATCCAATGATTTGTCTTGAACCAACAATGATATATTTTCCTGTCAAACTCACATCTTTGTTTTCGTCACCTTTTTCTTTCATACCAAAAAATGGAGCTTGAACAAACACATTGAAACCAGAACTCAACTGAAAGTTTCCTGGCATTGTTATCTTCACTCGTTTTGACATGAGATTAGCAAGAATTGCTTTTCGTTGAAAGATATAATTTTCAGTATCATCAATCTTCGAAAGAGATGCTGGATCATTTCGTTTGATATAGTTACTAAATTTTCGATTTGTACCAAAAATACTTACAGATTTTCTTGCATCAAAAGTGTTTTCATTTGTTTGACCACCACGATTTTGAATAACAGAAAAGTTAGGATTTTTATTGCCGTGTTTCATTCTTGAATAATGGTCAGCATAACTAACTGTCTTTGAGTTTACAGACCTTGTCATTGGATCAAAACCAATGAAACGACCAGCATTGACACCAGCTCTTGTCTTTTCAATCATATCGTTTTGTGTAACAACTTCAAAACTTCTTGCGGTTGATATTTCACTAAAAGCATCAGAACCACTTAGATTTTTCGCTTCAAATTTGATTTCTAAAATGTCTTCTTTGACTAAAAGGCCAGAGAGTGAAACAAAATTATAACCAGCAATGTTTTGATAAAAGAGATAGTTTGGTGAGTTTTGATTGTCAACTGCTCGTTTAGCACACCACTCAATCGCCTCAAATGGTCGAAGGTTTGGTATGACAATTTTTTTGATACCAAATGTTTCTTGGAAAAAACCTTTGAGGTCTTTTTGTGGCACTCTTAGATAATTCTCAAGTATTCGACCAACAATCTGTGAGTAAACATTTTCATAAGCCTGATTGATTCTTTGTTGGTCAGAATAAATGAGTTCATCTGCAACAAAGTTCAAAGTGTACATCTCACTATTCAAACCTTCATTTGTTCGATTCGATTGTTTGTAGATTCGAAATGACCTCTTGTACGATGCAATGTCACTATTTTCGTCTTTTACAATATCAACCAAAAGAGACTCAGAACCATCAAATATCAAACGACCAGAAAGACCAATAGAGTCTCTAACCAGAACACTACCACTTATGACAGGCGAAAACAAAGAATCAAAAATATTGATTTCTTCATAAATGCTTGAAATATCAATATTACCAGCTTTAGTAACAATAACCAGTTCATTGACTTTGAACTGCGTTGATTTTTGTAATTCAATACTCACAATGAGATAACTCTTCTAAATTCTTTCTCTACTGCCGGTGCAAATTCTTTTTTGAGTAATGTAATAGTTCTTTTTGCATCATTGAGCTCAGTTTCATACTCAAAGTAACTTCTTGTTGACCTACTTATTGTCTCTGTAACTTGGCTGCCGTTTTGTAATGTGTATGATAGTGTTGACTGTGCGATATTTGCATATGTGTTCGCATCAACCTCAAGTTTCTCTACGATTACACTACCATCAGCAGAAGTTCGTGTAATGGTCTTGAAATAAGCTTGAACATTACTCGGACTTAGAGCCCATTGAACACCAGTTTGAACGGTAGTATTTGCAGCACCATTTGCGGAATATTTGTCATTTACATACTTGACAAGATTATTTTCTGTCAATGGCCAGTCCCATTGTGGGTCAAGAATATCATTGAACAATAAAACCATCCAATGTCTTTCTGGATTACCATAATACTTATCAGCAATTATTTCTGGTGTATCACTATCTTGAATGTCATACTCATAGAATGCAGCTGAGTTTTCTTTGAGTGTACTTTCAAAAGCAAAACGAGAAATAATATTTGTGACAGTATCTAAACCTTTTGGTTTAGTGTCATTCGTATAATATGTTTTAGGATAATAGTTGAAAAATTTTGCCATAGTTATGGTATATTAGTTGGG